GCTGTGTTTATAAGATTTAACTGTGTTTTGCTTTGTCCTACTGGGCCTGTGTTGTTTAGGTTAAGTGGGGCTGGAGTCACTGTGCCTATATCTTTACTGCCCGAAAATATATTGCCAGGAGCTGTAAGAGAGCCATCTGTGCCAAAAGTCCAAATGCTTGGATCCATACTGCCTGTAGCGTAAGTAGCTATTTCTACGTTAGCATCTGCATGTCTTGGTTGTAGTCTTGTTACTGAACTATAAGCACCTATTGAAAAATTATCGTTCACTACTAACGTATCACTAGCACTAGTTAGTACAGCACCACCGGGTATAGATAAACTACCATCTCCACCAAATGTCCAAGTTTGTGTATCAGCTTCTAATACTACATTAGCATCTGTGCCTTCAATAGTATTGTTACTGATAGCAAGGTTACTTGAAGCAAAGTATGCGGCTATATTAGAACCACCATATATGCTATTATCACTATTAAGGATGTAAGAATTAACTGGTAGTTTTAGATTACCATCAGTGCCAAAAGTCCAGGTCTTAGATCCTGAAGATCTCAATGAATATCCACTGCTGTCTGTGTAGAAGCCACGTCCGCTGGTGTCACGTAAATCAACATATTGTGTCACACTATTGTCAGTGGCAAACTTATAGGCAGTACCACTGTCTAACTTAACACCGTTTGGTAATGTTGTACTACCATCAGCATTGAATGACCAACGATGATCTGCACCATTATAGTCTGTTGAAATATAAACTGCACTGTTTATACGACCACCACTATAGTAACCGTAATCAGTCACCCAGATATAAGCATTACCATCGTAACTGCCTAGTTCTACATATTCAGCTGCAGGGCTTTGTACAGTTAGTCCACCGTCACCAAATGTATCACCTATCAAGCCGCCACTTGGTAGTGTCAATTTACCAGTGCTGGTTAGAATGACTGAACGTCCATTATTGACCAGTCTATCTCCACCACCACCACCTTGTACCAAGTTGCCATTGACTAATAGATCGCCGCCTGCGTCAATGGTTAAATTATTTGTTTCATCAAAATAAATTACATTACCTGTGATGTTTAGATTACCCAAGTAGAAACTTGGAGGAGTGATAACTGCTGGGCTAGAATCTACCCAAGTAGTGCCAGTATATGTATAAGTTCTGCCATCATCTGTGTTATACCATTGCGCACCAGTGTGGCTAGTTGGTGCTACGTTACCAATACTTGCACCAGTCCAGGCTGTGTATTGTTTAGAGCCATCTGGGAATAGTAAGTTTGGTGGGTTATCACCTAATCCAAAAAATGTAAATCCTGAAGGCACACCATATGCAGCTGTGGTCTGGATAGTGAATTTGTTACCAGGATCCCCACTTACTTGCATGTAAGGTGTTACACCTGGATATACAGGCACACTCCAAGCGTTGGTTTCAAATCCTCCTACATTAGTTGCTGGATCTGCGCTGGGATTGTTATTCCAGTTACCGCCATTCTTACGCATCCAGATACGGAAATTAACCTGATCCACTGCGATATCTATAGTGTCGTTGTCTGTAAAAGTTTCAGGATCGCCGTTACCAAGTAGATTACCATAGTAATTGCCTTGTTCGTAGAACCCGTGGCTATAATCACTGTTATAACCAAGATATGTCTCAAGACCTGTATCGTGTGTGCCAATGCCAATACCGTTGTAACCACCGTGGTTGTTACTGGTGCGATCTATGAAGATGCTGAACATCTTCTTTTCGCCAGGCAGGATACCATTAGTAAATAGGGAAGTCGTTAATCCAAGATATCCCGTTGTGTGTGCAACTGCTTCAACAGTACGACCATTGTTGGTGATATCAACTGAGACACCATATTCACCTGTGTAAGCACTATCAAATAATCCACTAGGTCCGGGCGTAGTGGCAGGCAATGTTAATGTACCAGTGTTGCCAAAGTTCCAAGTACCTGCGGCAGTAGTGATCTGTAAAGCACTATTGGGGTCGCCTGCACCAATAATCAATGGTGCGCCATTTGCGGCATTTGCAGATTTAGGTATAGTAATAGAACTGTAACCTTCACCGCCTGGTGATAGAATTATGTCGTATCCGTCCCGGGCACCTGCGTCGTTGGTAGTGCTTATAAAGGCTCGATCACCGTCGCTGTCAAATATAAACTTGCCAAGGTTCGCATTGCCACTACCACCGTATATTGAAAGGTCGCTGTTGAGGATATAACCATTAGCTGGTAAAATTAAATTACCTTCGCTGTTAAATGTCCATGTTTGTGTAGCCCCAACATCTTTAACTACACTGAGTTTGATATTTCCGTAGTCAAACTTAACTTCACCACCACTTCCATCACTTACACCGCCATTATGCTTTAGAGTTACGGTGTGTCCAGGTGGGTTTGTATTAAATGCTGTACCTATTGCGGTGTCACCGCCTAGCACTGTTGGTAATGTAGTAACACCATCAGTGCCAAACCTCCATAGCTGTGCGTTGCCATTGTTTGTGCCGATCTCTACACCGTAAGCATTGGTCAGGTTGCCAGGTAATTTAACATAGTTACTGTCATCACCAAGGAATAAATCAACACCTGCAACATTGGCTTTCATTATATGGAAATGAGATAGTGCTGTAGGTCCGCAGCCTTCAGGACTGTTACCAAACAATACCGTGCCACGGTCTGTGGTCAGTTTGATACCGTCTAAACTTCCACTTCCAATAGATTGTCCGTAAGGTAATCTTAATTCACCAGTGTCGTCGAATGTCCAAGCATAATTAGCGATACCATCTGGGCTGGCATTAATTACTACATTGCCTGTAGTAGTAGATGAATAAATTGTTCCCTGTACTTGTAAATTGCCAGCAAGTATGTCTCCACCATAAGTAGGCAAATATGCCGCTACATTAGCATCAGTGTAGTTTGTGCCAGAACCAGCACCACCACCAGATACACCTAGATTGCCAATCCACTTGACTCCATCATAGGTATAAGTTACACCATTGTCTGGTCCAACATACGTATTGCCCGCATACGCCGGGTAGGGAAAATTTAATGCCATTTTGTTAACCTTATTTTAATATTGTTCATTATACACTGACCCATTGGCTACTATTGCCATCATTGTACCACAAAAACATTCTACCACTAATTGGGTCGTACCATAACTGATTAGCACCGGGACTTGCCGGTGGGGTAGCACTGGTTACTGTACTGATGCCTCCGCCGGCGCCTGATAGTGGATAACCACCTCGTATAACACCATCATGTATCCTAAGTGATTTGGCTTCTGTGTCTACTGAAACTTCACCTAAAACACCAAGATAGTTGCTGTTCTGTTGTGTGTTACCACGTTTAAACAGTACTTTGGTAGTCTGCACATTACCTAAAAAACTCATGGTGTCATGCTTCCACTGTCTATAACTGTTTCATCTATTCCTGGTACTGTTTCTGTTGTGCCATAATATGCTGGTAACACTTCTAGATCTAACGGTACTGTGTAATTGTCGTCCATATACACAGGTCTCTCTATCATGTCTATGATATTGACAACTTTTAATGTAATTTTATAAAACCGCTGCTCTAAACTATTAACTGTGAGTTTGTCTATGGTAAATGTACCTACACCTTTTGTTGCATCACTGTAGTCTACGCCAAAGCTATACGCAGTGGCTTGGTTATTAGGATCTTGTATATCTGCTTGTAGTGCATAGCCTGTTAGATTAACAGGTTTTTGGTCTTGGTTTTGCACCCTTACCTGAATTGGGTTGTCTATGCCTTGATAGACTTTGATTGGACGTGCATACACGGGTCTGTTCCTCGTATTAAGTGTTGGATCAGACAGATCGAAAACCTCTACTGTCATGATATTATTATATAAATAACTGGTGATTACAGGCACTTTTGTCGGATCCTTATTACATATTTAGTTAAAACCCAATGGAAGATAGTTACAAAAAACTACTAGATCAATATCCTTTTATCAGTTACCTAACCTACGGTGGCAATGATTATATAGGGGTTGTTCAGAATGCAGATGAATTTATTACCACTATATACGACTTTAGTGTATTGAAATCTATAGACCAAAAAACCAAATTTTTAGAGCTTGCTGATCAATGGTGGTGGGAAAGCAACAGGCTAGTGCCTATCAACGTGTTTTTAAAGCAGGATTGGGTGCCGTTTAAAATATGTCTTAAGACATTTAACAGCAAGGATGTGGCTATACAGCACGGACCCTATGTTAGTCTACGTGAGATAGCACAGAAACGCAGTAAGCGTCGTAGTATTACACTAATTCGCAAAGTAAGTTAAGATTTACCACAACTAGTTGGCTGTACGCAATCGCGTGTGCTTTCTTAAAACTATATTCACCCTCAACCTTATCCCATACAGTATCAGCTACTTCTTTCCAGGTCTTGCCGATTAGTTGTCTCTTTGCTGGTCTAATAACTGCCAAAAACATAGCAAGTCTGGCCACACTGTCTACAGCCTCTGGCATTTTAAGTAAGGTATCATAATGATTGTTGACGTGGATTAACTGCGCACATATTGCCGGTTCATATAACTTAGTCCAGTCTGGTTCTTGCATTAGTTCAACTAGGTGTTGTTCGCTACGAACTTGTTTGTAGACATGCACGTTCAACAAGTCTAGTTTCATATATCCACGCTGTTCTGCTGTCTCGTAATCTAAACTAGCCAATCCAGAAAAAGGATCCACTGGTATGTCCGTTACATATACACCAGTATTATGACGAGTTAATTTGCCATCACGTAGTATGCTGGCTGGTGTTGTATCCAACAGCTTTAACGCAGAATCACGATCTGCAAAATCTATATCGATGTCACTGTTAAAATTTTTCAATGGTCATACCTGCATAAGGATCTTGGTGTGGTTCTTGTTGTGTAATAGATAGAGCGGTTACTTTTTTATCTAGCTGTTCTAAATCATATTTTATAATGACGAGGTCTGTTTTTAAGTCTAAGATATCTCTCTTAAGATCATCAAACAGAACTTTTAGTTCTTCTGCAATCATAGTCCTGCCTCCTGCAATATATTTTTTATCCATTCAGTATCCGCTAGGTAGTCTTTAAATCTTCTTTGCCAGTATTCAGGATCTATCCAAGGCAATATACTGCCAATCTGTTCTTCATTTAATCCATCAAGGAATTCCACACCCGATTCACAATTAAACACAATCCAAGGACTAATGCGGCCATTGCCAATATGATGGCACACACGATTTGGATTGCCGTATCTAAAATAGTCTCTAAACCCATTTTTAAATTCTTGGTGTTCATCTGCATAGTTCTGCATCTCCGTGAATGCTCGTTCCAGTGCATCCTGTACTGCCTCTCTTCGCATGTACTGTTGTAGATATTCTACATACACACTGTCATGGCACCAATGATCTAGTTTTTTATTTTGTTTTACTACATAGTCAATAAAAGCACGTGGATTTACCGCACGTATGTTTATTAGATGTCTACCGTATTTTACAAATGCCGTATAATACGGACTTGTTACAAAGTCTTCATAGCTTTTTAGTTTAGCAGAACCCTGTGTAAGCTCAAAAAATCTAAGATATGCCTGTAATCCCATCTGCACACCTACTTCTTTTTCTTGTTGCCAGCGGCGTTTTTGTTCACAAAGATGTGCAGCTAGGGTAGATTCCTTTCTAAACTGCTTATTGCAGTACCTACACTTATAACTCAGACTTGATAAATTTGTCGTCGTATCCAAGCTCTTTTGCCAACTGTTCAATGTCTCGTTTGTCATTTATCCTGCTTAGTAGTTCTATCTCATCTTGTTTTTTATCTGGGTACAATTTAGTTAAAAACTTCTGTATCTTGTTATTACCTGAATCTTTTTTCTTGGCATTTAACCAGTAGTGGAATTGTTCGCCCATGCCTGGACTTACTGTTGTACAGCACAACCATTGTAGTTTAGTATGCCTATTAATATCAAAAAAGTTAATATTTACTCTCTCATTGGTTGCACGTAGATACCATTCCTGGTAATCGCTGTTGCCACTGACATTGGCACCATACTTTAACATTAGGTATGTGCTGAATTTCTTACGATCCTCATCTGTAAAGTTGTCGTAGTAGGCACGATCCTTGCGATCAAATGCCTTCATCTCATATTTTATTTCTAGGCTTGAGCTCATTTCTTATTAATACTGTGTCCAATTATGTTTACGGTACTTTCTAAATATTCTAACCTACTACGCATCTTATTAAGTTCTGCAGTTTGTTTTTGTACTATGTTCTGTAATTCATTAAATGCGGCCTGAGTCTCACGCAGTTTTTTATCCTGACTTAGTAGATTGGGTCTAGGTGGTGCATTAGGATCCACTGCACGTTTCTTTTTCTGTTTAAATTGTGCTGCATTAAATGCCATTTTTGTATTCCTCAGATAGCTTATATATAATTATACATTGTTCTATGGCTTTTTGTAAAGCGTTATTTGACTGTGCCACTTTACACATATCCTGCCATAATAGATTCTGTTGCACCCTACCGATTACGGTGTCATGACTTATATTGTCCATATTACCAATGCCTTATTATACCTGCAATAATGAAAAGATTAGTAATGATGTATAATAAAACTATACTTGTCCTTATTAAGGCAATTCTATCTGCCTCTTGATCTGTTTTACCTTCTTTTTGTCCTAGGGCTTTAGCCCATATACGCCAGGTATTGTTTTTTACCATATCTTGCTGTAGTCCACTATCTCGCTCTGTCTTGAAATATCTTTGACAAAGTAGGCACACATGGGTTTATCCATGGTACTGATTGGCACTGCTAACATCTGTCCGGGTTTTAGTTTAGGAAAATACCATTTTACATCTTGATATATGTCTACAATCTCAATGGGTTGGAATTCTGGTCTATAACTGCCTAATGGATTAAATGTAAACGCACTAAATCCACGATCATTAATGCTTGTTAATGGTATTACTTCTAGATCGCCTATATCTGCTTCTCCTATTAACACCTGCCAATCTACTGGCATCTTTAGTATCTTGCCACCAATACTTAATACTAATGCTGGTGAATTAAAAGATTCTAAAAATATTAACGGTATAAAAAAGTAATCAGGATTCTTTGGATCGCTGTTGTCTAATATGGCAAAACGTAGATCTTCCACTTCATCTGGAATCTCATTCATTTCATATGCCTGGTTTTCTAATGTTAGTATGTGCATAATTATTGCCAGTCCGCTTTTTCAACAGCGAAAGGATAGTTAGCCTCCTTGTAAAATTGCTTTCTTTTTGTTAAATGCCTTTTGGCAAACTTACACGTAGACGTTATGTCCCAGATCTGGACAAAGTCTTTGTCTTCCGCTTTACGAATACCACGTCCGATACTCTGGATGACCCGCACAAAACTCTTGCCAGGTTCAACAAGCACAAGGTTAAAAATACGAGGAATATTGATGCCAACAGCAGCAACACCGTAAGTGGCAACAATAACCTTGTCGTCCATAGTCGCAACATCGTCAT